TGGCCCTCTGGCAGTTTATCAAGTTGCTTAGCTTGGTACGCCTCAACCCACCCCCAGGAGCCACGGTGCCTTCCAACGCACCTTGACTTCTGTCGAGCGTTCTAGTCCATAGACGCTCGAGGGCTTTGCCCATGGGTCAGGTAAAAACCCTCCCGAAGTGGAAAAGAAGACATTTGTCTTCCTTTCCAGGTCCCGAACTGTGTTCTCATACTTCATCTTGGATCCCAAGATGATAGTTGATGATAACTTTCGGCGAAATCGATCGCTACTCATTCTTACAGAAGGAGCAGACGGTTCGAGCGATTCGGGTTGAACTCTAAAATAGAATTCAACCGACCTTATCCGGCTCACAGACTTCCTGTACCCTTCTTTAAGGGACAGACGAAGCTGTGCATCATCGGATAGTGCTAAGTCGCTGAGAAGTTCCAGACCTTCGGCCCGCCATTGCGAGTCGGAGGTGAGGACTTCCCTCACCCACCCAGAAGCTGCACGGTCCAGTAAAGACTGTCCCGAACGGCCAAGGGGGGAGAGTCCTAACCCAATGATCAGCTCCTCTTTAGGACGCTGGGTCAGGTAGGACAGCCACTTAACATGCTGGGTGCTTGAACGCTTAGGAAGTATAGGCAATCCTATACCTCCATAGGCTTCAGGGGCACCCAAAGGCAACCCTAATCTTGCTGCTAACATCCACGTATAATAATACGGGGATAGTTTCCAGAAGAATTTGGGTATACTCCTGGTGGGACGCGTAGCGTCCCCACCAAAGGCTGTAGGCTGGGAAACCCAGGTTACATGCCCTTTGGTACCACCAGGAGGCGCCACCAAGATGGAGGTAGGCCAGAAAGGTACTTCAAACCCAGACTCAAGGGGTATCTCAGCGATGAGACCTCTTGTGGGATGATTGAAGCACTTACTCCACGACATTTGCGCGGAAAGCTCTTCTAAACAGCTGTAATACAGCTGCTGCCGAGCTTTGGTCCACCGTGGGAGTACGGCGTCATCGCCTACTCCCCGCATCTTGGCATCGGTACGGTTAAGACCACTATACTTGCGCTTCCGTTCAGAACGGGAGTACGGGTATACCTTAAGTGTTTGCTCTGCGGAACACAGAGAAACAAGCATTAAGGGGGGGAAAGATGTGGGATCTCCCATCATCTGCCCCGTGGTAGTAATCGTACCGTCAAGGCCGTTAAGGTAATCGATCCACTCAGACCACATTTCAAAAATGTGGTCCGCGTGGCCGAGCCCATTTCGGCCTGTCCTCTTCCGTGATGCCTTCAATAAGGTATCATCAAGAAGAGGTGCTCTCGAGTACTCTACCTGTAAATCTGTCGGGCGAAGTTCGTCCGGTTTACAGGAGAGGATTTTCTTCGGACCAAAAAGCTTTGGAAACCAACGCTTATATGGCCGAAGGCAGGAATAGCGCTCCGCTAGTTCCTCGTAAAACCCTCGGGTGAGCCACTCTGGGTGCAAGTCGGTAGCGGCTGTGCAGTCCTGGGATTCCCAGGGCCCACTTTCGCCCCGCATGTCAACCCTGAGGTCTCCACCTAGAGCCTCTGAGAAGCGCGGGTCACGGATCATAACATGATCCGCCACCCGCCTTAGGATCTGTTGAACAAGGTTCACCGCAGTTAGACTGCAGGTTGGAAACCTTGTCTTCAGACCCTTCTCCTCCGCCACAATAGGCAGGATAGGAACGTACGTTATGGATTCCATAATGTACTCCACACCTAGCCTAAGGTAGTCTTGGAGGAAAGCACCGCAACCTGGGAGAGATTTTTCTAACTCGTCCCATGGTCCCCTGAAGAGTCCTTCGACGCCAGCCCCGCTTGAAAAGCAGGATTGGCTCAAGAGCTCCAGGTAAGAACCATCAGAGTCTTCCATAATGGAAGGCATCTGGGTTGCGGCCCGCTTCTTCTTAAGGGCATAGCCGAGCAGCACAATGTGCTGAACTCCCGCCGTGTGCCCGCCAGCACTCCTTGGGTATCCCAGGGCAGCGTTGGCTGACGGCATGGTGAAGAGTTCACGGGGGCTTTGTTTTGGCCCCCAGCGCTCGACGTACTCCTTAAGGAATGGCCTCCAATAGCCAGGCTCGGGTTTGGGCTCTGATGTCAATCGTGACATCAGACCAGCCAACCCGGCCGGGTCTTTTGGAGACGGAGGTAAGGCCCTTGCAATGTAGGAAGCCATCATTGCAGGAATCCTTTCCTCAAACACTAGAAGCCGGCCATTTGGCCGTGGTCCACCAAAGTACCAGGCGCGGCAAGCTTGGGCTTGTGCCTTAGCTCGCTTTGCTGCTTCTAGTGGGTGGTACACAAGTTGGTTACGGAACCTGTTCACTCCTTGTAGCCTTCGGCTATTAAGGGTGGGGGAATAACCGTACTTCTTAATGTACCATGCTCGTTCTTGCTGG